TCAGGAACTATAAGAATGACCTATGTAGACAACTAAATGGATATAGGGCGACCATGCCGAAGGCAAGGTTGCCTTCGGCAACCAAACCCCATTAATGTGTATAACGCTTCTTTTTACACTCGCACGCGTTATTGAAATCGTCACGATTTCAACAACGACTTAAAAGGGTGCCTTAATGTTGTAGGTTGCTGGGCTTTACGCCCAGCGTTCTACGTTATTAGGGGTTTGTTTCACGTGGATTGGGGAAATCTGACGATTTCACATAGACACTCAAATTACAGCGCGGGGGTGGGTAGGCACCACCCACGCAGGGTATAGGAACAAGCAAAAGTTGGGATTAGTATTACCCCAACTTTTGTGGAGTGTAATTGTGGAGATTTTTTTCTTTCGTTATAATATATGGCGAACAGGTATAGGAACTTTTGTTTCACAATCAACAATTACGCACAAGATGAGATTGACCTCATCTTGACACTAAAATATAAATACCTAATCATAGGTGACGAAGTCGGCAAGGAGGGAACCGAACATTTACAGGGATTTATCTCATTAGAAGAAGGGAAAACTTTTTCAGCACTCAAAAAATATATGCCTCGGGCACATATAGAAATAATGAAAGGGTCACTCTATCAAAATTACGAATATTGTAGCAAACAAAAAATACTTATAGAAGAAGGCGAAAGACCAAAGAAGCAAGGCAACAGAAGTGACCTAAATACAATCAAACATTACATAGATGAAAACCCCGAAGCAAGTATGGAAGGAGTTATGGAGTTTGTCACAAACGCACAACAAATAAAATTAGCAGAACAGATATTCAAATATAGGGAAAAACCGAGAACCACGAAACCGAAGGTTTCATGGTTCTATGGAGATACAGGAACAGGAAAAACGAGGGCGGCAGTTGAAAACTGCACTTCTCGTTTTTATATAAAAGACAACGCAAATAAATGGTGGGAAGGATACGATGCCCACGAAACAATTATTATAGATGACATAAGAAGGGATACTATGCCGTTCAACCAACTTTTAAGAATATTAGACAGATACGCCAACCGATTAGAATGTAAAGGAGGAAGCAGACAAAACCGTGCGGAGCACATTATAATAACTTGTCCCCTACACCCCGAAGAATTATACAGGGGGCACGTTATAGAAGATATAGGACAATTAATTAGGAGAATTGATGAAATTAAAATATTTACATAGTATATATGGGAGCATACAAGCGATACGCAAAGAAAGGATACGCCAACGCCAAGAAGTTTGTTAAGAAACGTTACGCCCCCAAGGGCAAAGTGAATATAGTAAAAATAGCAAGGGACGTTCAGAAAATCCAACGTTCGTTAAATGTAGAGCATAAACACATAGACTACGCTTTTGGAACCAGTAATGGTTTAAAATATTTCCCAACACAAGACAACCCAGTTATTATTCCACTACCAACGCCTATAAGAGGAACTTCATATAATCAACGTGTAGGTAATCAAATTAGAGTAGTTCATATGACAAGTAAGTTACAGTTTGAGTTTAAAAATACAAGTGATTTGATAAGCAGTGTCACCTGTCGAGCACAAATACTATTTGCTAAAAACTCTGACGATGTCCCTGACATTACCCAGTTATACGAATTAGACCCTAACGGAAACTACACACCACTTTCAATGGCGAACACCCAAGAATGGAATAAGTTCAAATGGATTAAGGCATTATCAATGACTTGTAAGAATACAGACAGAACCAATAGATACAATTATTCTTCTGACCTCGCAGATACAAGAACCCAAGGAGGAGCAACCGCATATTCAGTCACAGACCCAGCAAGCGTTCCTCTGAACGCAGTAAAGAAATATATGAAGAAAGCAACCAAGTGTTCAACCCGAATCAGTTTTAAGAACAACACAGATGTAGTAGAACAATATAAACCATATTTGTTAATCAGATCGGATGTATTGGAAAATACAAACCCTTTGTTAAACGATTATGACCCAGTAAGCGTTTCAGGAACTATAAGAATGACCTATGTAGACAACTAAATGGATATAGGGCGACCATGCCGAAGGCAAGGTTGCCTTCG